GGTTGTAAATAGAAGAGAATGATTAACCAGAGAATGATTAGAATACATCCCATATTTATGGGCCTGGTTATTCAAGAACATCTTAGCAAAGACCAATCTTGGCTGATAAGTATCTGTCGATTTATAAGTACAGGCTGATATATCATCATCATTTTCCAATGAAACATCATGCCATAATGGAGAAAACTTTGTTTCTAATACTGTCGACCCGTCACCTACCATCATATTTGCTGCCATCGGTGCAATAGAACTCAATTTGTGCCATACATCGATACCGGTCATTTGATAATAACATCCTTCCTCCTGGATATAATAGACATTCCCTTGTAATGCCATTGGGAATTTTGGAAGATCGGCAAATGAGTGCAGTGTTCCCCTGATATCTGCAAGAACTGCTGCATCCCATTGACTTAATGATGGTAGTATATTATCAGAAGAATCCAATTGCATTGACACCTTAATTCCTGTGATTTGTGTTTCCAATTCTGTGGATTGAAGTAAGATATTCTTGGAAAATTCAACAAAATCCGCATCTTTGATCACATCATCCAGGCAAATGAGCTTAACCTTCTGAGTGGTGGTATTAATGAAGAATTTAATGTTGAACATATTCTCCAGGCCGGTCAGAAAGTCAATCACCTTAATATCCGGTACATGAAAATTAAAATACAATTTGTTAAGGAAAGAACAATTATAATCCATCCCTCCATGGTTGCAGGAAGCCGTATTAAACAAGATTAGTCTTGAAAGTTCAGGATCTCTGGCAAAGAACCTGTCTTCGAAGTCATAATTCAAACTCTTGAAGATCTGGTCAAGAACATATCTGAGATATGGGAATGGGATGATGATGGTTCTTTCATCTGGTGTTATACTCGGAACAAATTCAACGATTTCATAAAAACCTCCGAAGTGATTATTGATATATTTCTGGAAATCCTCAGTGGTTTTAGGATCGAAATAACAATCATCAAAAATATAAGGGAAAGCGCATGGCACATCCGGGTAATATTTCCCCTGGCAGTCATTTATCCATGCCAGTCCGGTTGCCTCATCCGGGAACAGGAGTTTGCCCATATCCAGATCCCGCAGGTTTGTATTCTGATTGCCATAATAAAAATCTCCGTTTACAAGATAAACTGCACCTTCATAACCATTTTGCCGGTTCGATATCGAACATTTAAAGATCCCGATGATGGAATGATCATTAACCTGTATCCTGCATGGAAATTTCTCATAAGGATCACCGGTATTCTCAAGACGGTGCTTAAATTTCAAAATAGCACAATTGCGGGGAGTAAAAGGTACTTTAACAGGATATGTAAAGCTCCCGATATCATTGAAGATAGGAGATTTAAAATTAAAAGTGATCGAAAAATCTGAAGGCAGATCTAATGCCTGTTCATTAACATAAAATGTTATCATTTGGCAACATCCTTTTTAATTTGATTAATCTTGGCCAGTTCCAGTTGCTGATAATCATAGGAAATCACAGCAACAATACCTGTTTCAACATTATTATTCAGTTTTTCAATAGCCATTGAGAGCCGTGGATCAACCGCAATCATCATTTTTGGTTGAGCACCGGGTCCGGAAGAATTTTGATAATATTGCCCACTGGCATATTGAGGAACTCTTGCTTGATTAATAGCAGCCAATAAACTGGGATAGTTTACTTGAATATTTTTTAATGTTGGTGCATCCACAACTAATTCAGGACCGGCTTCTGCAATTAAAGTAGGTTTTGTATAGATACCAGTCTGAGCTTTTCCACCCCAATCGGCTGAATAACTTTTTCCATCATCCTGTCCAATCACATCATATTTACCTTTGGCTGCGGCCGGTACAGGTTCAGCGATTAATGCTGCAAGTTGGATGCCATCCAAAGCAGCAATGATAGCAGGGAAAATAACATCTGCAGGAGGATTGATATTTGAAGCCATGATAACGGCTTGGATAAAGGCAATAGTGGCATTAAATACCGCTATTTCTTTGGCTCTTACAGCTTGCTCATGATCTAATTTCTTTTTCTTATCTGCATATTCCTGATCCATCGCGGAAACTGCAGTATTATATTGATCCTGGGTTATCTGTTTTGCATCCAGTTGTTTTTGAAGATTCGCTTTTTTCTGATCATTTACATCTTGATCTTTCTGCAATTCTTGGTTCTCATAATCATTATAGGTTTGATTAATCTGGGATAAAGAATTCATAATAACCTTAGCAGCATCGAGCAGGTCTTTTAAATGTTTAAGATTTAATTTAGTAAGCGCTGCATCAGAATCTTTTTTAACTTGTTGTATTTGAGATTCGTTACCTTTATACATATCCAACTCTTTCTGGAGTTCGATTTTTAGAAGTGCACGTTTTTGATCATAACTTCTTGTTACATCATTTAGATCAACCCCGGCATCTTTCATAAATTGATTTCCACTAAGTTCTGTTGGAGTTTTTTCAGTAACCGGCTTATCACTTTTTTCATCTTTATCATCTAATTGATGTCTTAATTCAGTATATTTAGCAGTGATAGCGGTTTTTTGTTGTTCTGTAAGAGTATGATCGGTAAGTTCAAGTTTTTCTGATACCTCAAGTAATTTTAAATTATCTGCATACCATTCGGCTTTTGAGCCAAGACCTTCATTATCTTCTTTAACATAGCCATCCCATTTCTCCTTTTCAGTTTTTAAAGCAGCCTGAAGATTCTTGTCATCATATTTTGCATTTATTGCAGCAGCTCTTTTATTTGCCAAAACCAGGAGATCTTCTCTTAATTTATTTTCTGCAACACTATCCCCTTTAATCTGGTCTATTTTTTCTATAAAATCCCGTTCATTCTCAGATAATTCTTTATCCCTTTGATCGGTTATCAGTTGAACAGTGGCTTTTTCTATCTCTTGTTTGATCTCAAGAAGTTTATGCTGATATTCTTCATATTTCTTTTGATACGCATTATCTTCATTGGCTAATCCTGCCATTGTGCTTTTCTTCTGAGATAGCATCCTTCGGGTAGCTGAATTATAAGATATTTCGGCATCTGATATAGCTTTTTTGGAATCAATTAAGTCTTTAATAACCGCTGGAATACCTGTGTTTTCATCAATCTTTCCCCCTACCTGATAGAATTCTTTTACTTTTTCTGCCAGATCCTTATGAAATCCTGCAGTTTGTTCGGCTGCAGTAGTCAATTTTTTAAGTCGGTTAACTTCAAATTCGGCCTGACTTTCCGCTGTTTCATTATTTTTATCTTTTGCCGACTGCAATTTATTCTCCGCTTTGGTTAGCAGATCTAAATTTGTATTATATATTTTATAATACTCTCTCTGATCGGCATTCATATTTGTAATTGCAACGGCTTCATCGGCAGTCAATTTTAAATGTACAGTTGCTTTGTCAAATGCAATATTTGCTGTCAATTCCTGTTGTTTTGCAACCTTAATATCATTATCCATCACCTGATGCATCAGGTCAAGATATTTCTGAATTGCCTCAAGCTTACTTTCTTTTGAAGTGGCAGTATAAATATCCTCATAAAGGGAAGTTGCCTGAGCTCTGAGTTGAGAATTTTTAATAGAATTGGTTAAGAGCATCAGGTTTAATTTCTCCTGTTGATCGACAAGATCCTTTGCCAGTTTACTTGCTGTTTGAAAATTTGAAAACATATTTGACCAATCCCCGGTGTTAATTGATACAAATAAAGAGTCATAACCAGCTTTAAGTCCTTCAATAGTTCCCTTTAAAGTAATTGACGTTCCCCAGGTACTATTCATCACTTTTTCAATCCCTTGAAATGCTGCATAGCCAGCAGCTCCGATTGTTCCCAAAACAACGCCAATGCTTAAAATATTAGAGGATAATTCTTTAAGGACATTCCCGCTTTCATTTGCCTTCTGTGTAACATCACCCAGTCGGTCCTTCATCTCGTTTAATTTCTTTTGACCGTCTGCAAACTCGGATGAATTAAGTGGATCTTTTATTTTATCAAGTTCAGCTTTGAGTGCGCGCACGCCGGCACGAATTTCATTTATTGAAGCATTGGCCTGTTGACCATTCAAAATGACATCAACCCTGGCCTGTTCTGTTTTATTTCCCATATTATTTAGCTTCTAAATCTTCTTTAATGATGGGTCCTACTCCATCAGCATATTTCTTACCAGTTATCTCCGATAATCGCATAACCTCATGCGCCAAAGTCTTTGAGTACCACTTCTTAGGTTTTCTTCTATTACCAACCATTTTTCCTACTAATCTTCTGCTCGATGCATTGTCTCGCACCCCACCGATTCCTGTTCCACGGCCGACCCCCATATCCACAAACCGGCCATAATACAAAAAGGTAAACTCAATTTTTGTCAGATCTCCATTTGATTGAGCAATAACATTATCAACAAAACTCGACCAAAGACGGCTTGATCTTACCGCATGTAGATTTACAAGCCTCTCCCTCCAGTTCTTAATGGTAATATCTGCCCATGCCTTGGCTATTTGCGGATTATCTATTTTCTGTTTCAGATCATTAGCCATCTCAAGTCAGTTCTATCTTGGTAACAATGATCTTCTCAACAGAATCATCAGTATTTTCCTTAATCTTTTTTAAAGCCACCTGCTTTGCACCACGCCGGGTCATAGCATCAACTTCTATCTCCCTGGGATAAAAAGTCTTCTCGGCAACCTTTATCTGATAATAAACTCGCCATGTTTTCATAATACAAAGAAAAACAAGGCCAATAGGTAAATAAAGGACATAAAAAAACCCGCATTGAGCGGGTTGTGAAGATGAATTTATAAATTAATCATTCCTTCGGAAAATCTTCTGTATTAAATCTTCTCCGGTAAAAATCAGCATGAATTTCAATCAATTTACATATGAGCCTTATAGTAAAAAAGTAAGACTCAAGATCTTCGGTAATATCTCCTTTAGATAAAACCGCATGATCTAAAGCGCCATCTAATAGTTTCCGCATTGTGTGAAACGGTTCATCGTGGATCATGATCTCTTCTAAAAGTACAATAAATTCTTCGGTAACAGGAAATTTGTTGATGAGTAACACATCCTTACCCCGCAAAGATAAAGATGTCAGTTTTGCTTTGTTTGACATTGTGAAGTTCTCCTAATGAAAAAATCCTCAAGCCTGTCTCGGTTACAAGTAACCGCCAGCTCCTCACGGAAACTGAAGACTTGAGGATTTCTCCTATATAGAAGATGAAAAATCATTTGGACTTGTATTTAGACTCTGCAAATATAAGAATCTAAAGGCAAATGTCAAGAATTTTATTTAATATGCTTGAAAAAGCCACCAATTTGAATACCAGCAATTATAGTTTTCTGTGCTGTATTAAATCCAAGTTGTAACCCACATCGAAAACCTTTTAATCCGGCATAATAAATAGCTCCGAAATCAACTCCTGGTGAGGCATTATCGGTTACTTTAGCTATAGTATAAACTTTTTGGTTACCTGCAGTTGTCGAAGTATAAGTTGCCACAACCCAATCTCGATAATTACCTGTTGAATATCCTCCATAGATATAAAAATTTTCAATCATTTTAAAAGTTAGTCCTATATTAATATTTTCCCAATCTTCTTTATTTTCAGTTGAATAAAGCGAATATCCGGTGGCGGGAATATGACTATCTCTTGTTCTGTCAATAAAAATACCTTCAATACTTCCATATATCCCAACAGGATAAATGATGTTATGAACATAAATGCCAAATCCAATTAGACTATTGGCAATCGCAGGTTGGTAAGAAATCATTAAAGATGTTCGATATACAGTATCATTTTTTGATTGTGTATATCCAAACAATGCGCTAAATAATAAAATTGTAGTAATAATCCTTTTCATGGCCATGAGTTTTAAAAACCCATGCAAGTTAAAAATAAATTTGAGGAGAAAAAATAGTATTTAAAGAGAATGATATATTTTAATACCCGCTCATTCCCTCTTTCGGCTCATCAAGCCATATAGCAGCATTGTAAACAAGATCCGAAACCTGGTAGAATATATCTGAGGTAAACATCACTCCCCAGTCGTTATCATAAACCGGCCCCATCATTTCATACTTTATCGAATTCATATCAATATCGGCCAGGTCATTCGAGCAGGTCTGAACATCATGCCTTATCTTCGAAATAACCTGCAACCCAATCTGGAAAGATGATGCCATTGCATCCATCTCTGCCTTGTAATCGTTCAGTTCATTAACGTGCTGTAGTATGATAAACCCGTTCTTCAGGTTATTGAGAATATTATCATCATTCCCTGCAGCAATATCACCGGTTAACGCAGTAAGCACAAGTGCCGGATATTGTAATTTTGAGCGCACATCACCTTCAAGTTCATTAATATCCATGATATAAAAACCCTGAATATCCTTATGCCGGCCGGCAATGTCCTTGAAATAACCGATATAATTGGTAATATTGAGATCTTTCATCTTTTTTTCTCCTTTTCAATCTGCTGTTCTAACCTGAAATAATCAATTGCCTTTTGCTCCATTCCCATAAACACGTTGTACATATTGCTATTCATAACCCGGTCTATCGATTCATCATCCGTATTACCATTTGCCAGACCAATTACTAAACTTGCCCATCCAAGATTTTCATCTCCAATCCCATTCTTCTGCCGGTAAATATTCGGAAATCTTGCCGGTAAACTTCCAAGAACCCCGGATACAAACAAAAAGATGCTGTATTTAACATCCTTATTCACCCGTGCCATTTGTTTGGTGCATACTGGTAAGGTGCGGTCCATTAATTTGATCCGGGGATCACTGGAAGAGGTAAAGTGTTTACGGATAAACCATACAAATTTCTTTTGCCGGTATAATATAGCAGCTATCTCGTTAAGGCAATGATCATCCTTGCTCTTGATATAGGCTTCATAACTGAGTTGTACCTTTATAAATTCTCCAAAAGTGCAGTAACCCATCCCGTCATCAGGTCCGTAATACCATTTACGGCCGGTCCTTACCCTTGGAATCTTGTTTTGAGTCAGATCTACATGAGTAATAAGGAAATTAGTCGTTTCGGCCAGAAAATAAGCATCTTCATTATTAATTTTGGTAAGAAGACGCTTTTTGATATTCAGGAAGTTAGCTAATGCCCGTATTTTGAATTCTGTCACAGGTAATTTGCGGGAAAACAGGTTTGATACGAAAATCAACTGCTTTTTAGTCAGTTCATCCCACTTTGAGGGCAATTCTCGCTTTATTGAGCCAATTTCTACTATATTCATAGTAAAATCCTGCCTTTTATCTTCTTGTAGATGAAATATACGGCCACTATCACGCCCAACCCCCCGATTATGCCAAGGATAAGGCCCCAAGTATTGTTCCTTTTGATCTTTTTACTGACTGTATCAGTGGATTTAGCCACATTAATCTGATCATTCTTCTTCAGATCCGACTGTGTATTTTGCTGTTTTTGCTCCGTTTTATTCTCATATTCCTGCCTTTTTACGGTCCTGTTGATGCGGATCGGCACGGTAACGGTAATCATTTTCCCCTGGTCGACCACCGTTGGATCTATATTCTTGGCCGGAATAATGACTTTTACGGTCGTATCCACCGATTCTGTAGTCTCAGTAGTGGAAGTTATCTGATCATGAGTATCGGTTTTGATTTGAGTATTGGTTTTTAACTCATCATGGTTCTTGGCAATTGAATCCGTTTGAGTCTTATTCTTCTGGATATCCTTTGAAACAGTGCATCCTGAAATAAACATACTGATCAGAAACAAAAGGATGATCAATCCAACAAAGCAAAGATCGGTAGAATGTTTTTTCATCTTAATGGGATAATGGAGGACATTGACAAGTGAAAGAATTAACGGTCACCGGAAAAGTGAATGTACCGGCATTGGTTATGCAGGTGACATTTCCATTCTGATTAACGGCTCCCGTTGTCACCGTCACCGATGAAGAATATTTTCCTTTTGTAATAACCCATCCTGATGGCACCGACCATATATAGGTCGATAATCCGGTCAGGGGAGTAATGAAGTAAATCTGATTCTTTAAATTCGGATGTTGTACTGTTGTCCCGGATATAGAATAGGATATTGTTGAAGCTGAAGTTGTAAAACTAACCTGACTGCCGTACGCTGTGCCGGCGCTATTGGTTGCATAAGCTCGTAAATAATAAAGAGTACTGACAGTCAATCCGGTAAGACTACTCGAATATGTTCCGGTACCGGTTCCATCTGTGGTATGACTATTTGAAATAGTAGGACTGGCACTCGTACTCCAGCACACTCCTTTTGCTGTAACCGTTGCACCGCCATCAGAAGTCACATTTCCACCCCCTGAGGCAGTTGTCTGCGTAATGCTTGTAGCAGAAGTTGTGTTTATAGTGGGAATCACTACAACCGGAGGTGAGCCTACCTGATACTCTACCGGCCCGATATCTATGGCCGATCCTGAAACCCTGGGATTCCCCAAATAGTCTGTCATAATGAATGAAGCTGAATAACCTGCATCTTTCAATGGCGAAGTCACTTGAAAATTTCCAAGTGTATCAGTAAACTGTGCAGTAGCAATCGAAGCATTCTCATAGTTGTTTCGCTGAATGGTATTGCTTGTAGAAGTTTCAATATATCCGGATCCTGGATTCAGGACGACATTGTTTTCAATAACATTCCCAACTGATGCTGTCGAATTAAAATCTATTCCGTAACTCTTTGGCGAGACAATCAGATCATTAATAAAATTAATGGCATACCCTGTTGGAGAACCTGAAACATCTCCAACATAGATTCCATGAGCCGATGATTGAGAGCCTCCATAATCTGGATACCAGATCTCGTTATTGAAGATGTTACCTGCAAATGCAAACACATCCATTCCATCTTCCTTACATCTGAAAGCAGTATTACCATAAACAAAACAAGAGTCTCCACCGCCGATCATAAACCCGGCATTTTGGCTTGGTGTATCCGATGTTCCTGCATAAAGAACCAGGTTGTTATAGATCCTGCAGTCCTGAGTGGCCGAGCTCACCTGGATCCCATCCCACCCCGCATGATCAACTATATTATTATAAATCCTCACATGAATTAAAACTGACGGCCAAAGAATACTATCGTTTCCGCTACAGGTAACTCCCCATCCTGTATAATGAGTATTCCCTACATACATTCCTTCGTTGGTGGTATGACCCAACCAACAATCATGAATTACTGTATTATACTGAGTAAAGTTTGAACGATAGGCATATCCACCACATGCAGGGTCAGTCTTATAAAACAATCCAGCCAATGCTGTACTATCAATTCTTATGTGATCAACCTCTACATCGGAGGAAAGATCACCAACCGACATCCCGGCACCCCCCGATGACTTCGAAACATTGAACCCATAGAAGGTTCCTATTGTTCCTATTCCCGTAAACCGACAGAATGTACAACCTCCGACCTTTATCCCATAGGTGAAATTTGTGTGAATGATAACCTGTCCACCTTTGTTCATGAAAATTATTGGATGTAATGCCGTTCCTGTGAAATTCTTGACATAGATGTAATCGTAATTTCCATGTGTGAAAAATAAAGTATCTCCGGGTCCTACTGCATTGTAAGGCGCTGATGTTCCAACCAGGTAATTTGTATTTGCCGGAACTGTAACATTACCGGCAATTCCTTGAATTGCTAACAATGCAAGGAATAAAAAGAGTAATTTTTTCATGGTTTTCGATTATCAATTATTATTATATCATCCTCCCTGACGATATACCAATATGGAACTAATTTAGTATCGTTGGAATATTTATCAGGGTATACCCACTTAAGAACCTGGTGTGTTGTCTCATAACAATTTTCACAAGCCATACCCATAAGCGGAAATAGGTTAATGTTCAGATAGGCATAAAGAAGCCAAAGAACAAGCGTTAAATATCCATAGGTAACAGAATGCCATTCAAGTTCCAGGCATCCATCTAAGGATTTAATCTCCTGTTCAGTTGTGAAATCAGGGGAAGCGAGTATAATAAAATTATCATCCATTGAATAAGCATCAAGGAATTTAGTTGGCTTAAATCCCTGGGAGATACTTTCATAAATCCTCCATTTCCCGGCTTCAAATTGAAGTGTCCCCCAATGAGAATTAATCCATTTACCAAGAATCTTAGGAATAGGTATCTTATCTGTCAGTTTCTTTTTTTTAGCGACATGCTTCATTACTGAAATAATAGACCGGCTTAAAAATGAAGTACCGGCAATACCGAATCTCATTCCGTTTCTTAATTTTCCCGTTGGAATAGGAAAACTCATAATCAAGAAGATTTAATTTCTGTTGATTTGTCTATTGATTTATCTATTGTAGTGGTTGCGGTTGAAGTTTCAATCTTTGCTCCGCCGATCATAGATCCTTTTGGTGAAAACCATTCCGGTACTGTAAGACCCCACATTCCAAAAGTAAATCCTATTGTTCCATACCAAATTACATCTGATATGGTTGTTCCGCTTAAATGAGCGGCAACTTCCTTATACATAAGAAAGAGGCCGAAATAAGCCCCTATTCTCTTACTGCTGGCTACTAATCCTTGATCTTCGAAGAATCCGGCAAACCATGAGATAAAAGTTTTTAAGTTTGCATTCATGTTGAAAATTTAAAATCGTTTAACCTATTCACCCAGCCATCAATGAATCTTTGCTGATCGGGATCATTTTTGACAATATTGTTTAGAAAATTTACTCTCGCATTGAAAATCTTGGCAAACAACTCATCCTGCTTGGCAAGATTAAGTACAGCGATCGTCTTTGGACCTACAATACCATCTGCCACGACTCCCAAAATATGTTGTGGAATAATGATTCCCCATTTACCTGATCCCCAAACCCAGTCAACCACTATGTTTGCTATTGACTGATTGATGATATTATCAGCTTTCCAGCGATCCCAATAGTATATTTTTAAAACTTTTGTAGCATCATCCCGGGTCAAAAGTTTAAGATCGTCAACATCGATATCACTATCACCGTCTTTATCATACCCGCACTGTCTCCATGTATTCAAAGTAATACCCATGTTGGTAGCACCGCCATGATCCTGTGGGTCATCCACAAAACCACCCTCCCATTTGAAGATGATCGGTGCCAATAATTCAACCTTTGCCATTTAATTTAGCTATATCAACTGCATTAATATTGATCTTTTCCCACATTTTTTCATGATCCTCACGGTTTTCATGCATTGACTGATCAATAGATTCTGATTTTGTGTGAAAAGATTTCCGGCATTCATCACAATTTGCCTTTATCGCTAAGACAGTATTTATCTTTACGATAAACTGCTTTAAATAAATCGTTCCAAATGGTATAAATACTACTTCAAAAAACTTTATAAAATCAAGACCACTTGAGAATTGAATGTTCATTGGATCAGAAATATTAAAAGTTGTGCAATTACAGCCGTTTGAATGAAGTTCTTTAAATTAAAAAATCCCTTTTCGGCATCAATTACTATCTGATCGAAGATAGTCTGTCTGGATGCTGATACCTGATCCCATTTGAACATAATAACAAACCATGCAATAATTGTAATGACTAACCCGGTAGTTTGTAGTATTAAGTTTATTGTCATTTCTATTATATTTTTATGGGGTTTATGCAACAAATATTCCTCTTGTCTTATCATTCTTAAACTGACCTCGATCCATCTCATTCACACCTGTAGCAATCATTGCCGTTGAGTGGAAATAAGTAGCATATTTTGTTTCGGAAGCATTACTATCAAGATATTCCTGCAATCCTTTCAGTTCTGCCAAGCCATCCGACTCGTTTGCCTGTTGCATCACCGATACCCTGTCCCGGTTTGCGAATGCTTTCCCTTGAACCTTATCGAATGTATTTGCCGATGTCTCAAACACTCCCCAGTCAAGTACATCTATTTTTATCTCCTGTAGTGCGCGGGCCATGGTGAGATGAGCCAAAGGAGCGCGGATAAGTTCAATCACTTTTTTATCATCCTCCGAGAGATCTCCGCTTCCGCTTCCATTCATCTTTGCTTTCAGCTCATTATAATAAGGAAGGCCAAGAGTGGGAAGGATAAACTTGTTTTCAATGCTGACAATAATCGGCTTGATGGAAATAAATACTCTCCGGCTTTCCCGGATGTCGATCGCCTTCTGAAAATCTTTCGCATTCGGAATAAAGGTGTCAAAATTTGGAGATTCATATTCCGGGAATTGAACTTTATTGTCATCCAGGTATTTCAAAACGATATCCATTGCCACATTTGCCCTGGCAAGCCATGATTCTTTCACATTCTGGATCATGAATTGAGGAGCGGTCTTATGAGTTTCGGTCTGTGATACCTGTATTCCTGCACTGGAGACAAGTACCGACATCTCATCTGATCCTATCCAGAGTGCATATAATGCAATTGGAACCCGGATCTTGGCAAGTACCGGATCATATTTTAACGAATCATACGATCCGCTTCCATTTACAATATTATCCAGGAGTTTATAAAACGAATCTCCGATGAAAGGGACTATATATTGTGCCTCTGCCTGATCAACATAAGGTTGCCAATTTGCCAAATCATTGGAAATATTGATAGCCGAAGCTGCCTTTATCTGTTTGATGTCATTAATGAGTGCCATTAACTTTGATTTGAGTCAATACGTTGTGCTGTTTTTGATGGATGCTGGTCCTGAGTCTGGCTTGTATCCACATTCACATAATCAAACTCGATGGTGGGATCCCAATGATTGAAATCCCGTATAAAATACAATGGTTGTAATGTCTTCTGTCGGTAAATACCCATATTGGCATTAAGCAGCCAGTATGCTTCACGTTTGTTGGATCCGGACCCGGATGACATCCTACCACCGCCTCCTGGAATGCCTTCACCACCGATAATCGCCGGGTCGACACCGATTCCAAAAAGAAGTTCAGAGTTGGCAGCCTGTGAATCCGGTAAATAAGCTCCATCCTGGAGTTTATTGTCGATCACATTAATTGTCCATCCATCCTTTAATTTCTTCTCGATGGGATCCCAGGTAAGAAAGGAAACAAAACTCTTCCCTGAATTCTCAACATCCGAAAGAAAATCGTTCAGATCATCAAGGGTCTGTTGAATTCCTTGTGCTTTCTGTTCCTTCGTATATGAGGGGGATGGATATTTGTTTTCAAAGTAATAATCCGGTATCTGAACATGATATTTAATGGTCATCTGATTCTTCATCAGGGCATACTTCAGGGCCGGAACCTTGGAGGCAATTTCCATCCATTTATTTACACGAAGTGAATTCCATGCGGCCAGCGAATAATAGGTAGTATTCGGAGTCTTATAACAAATCTGCATGGCAAATTTCCCATCCGGATATGTTATCCCATTATACTGATCAGGATCCCACATTGGAATATCCTGAACAATAGCCGGGTTATAAATATTTGGGATGATATCCCATTGAGCCGAATAAAAAAGGGTCTTGATCTTGAAATCAACTTTATCCATCTGCGAAACTCGGCAATAAGCTGCATCCTTTACAAAAACTCGGTTTATCTTATCCTTTCCCCTGTTGAGAATGATCTCGAGCCAGCCGTTATAGAAAGTCTCCAATGCCAGGATAAGATCCGGCCATACAAAGTTGATCTTGTTAAGATTGAAGAAAGCCACCACCTCCGGATCTGTCACTATTTCTTTTTTCATCTCTCCGGTAACAGCATCCTTGATATTGCGATAAGCAATGATTCCCCGGCCAAAATGTACCGTTTGCCTTTGCTCTATTGCCTTCGATGCAACATGGCATTTGCCCAGATCCTCCAGAACATGTTGTGGAAACAAATTGTCATCTCCCCAAACTGAATATGGTAACCCGGTCCAGTCCCTGGGCAACGCTGGCTTATCCTTGGATGTATCCTTATCTGGTTTTGTCAATCCTTTTCCGGTAACTATTGCCTTTCCACCTGGTAGAATTGCATAACCTTCTGAAATTAATACGGGATCTCTTTTCATCAAAAACAAACTTTTTGGCCGTTAAATCCGATAATCAACCGGATATGAATCTTTCTTATCTGCCCATTTGATAACAATAGATTTCTTGTTGAATTGACCCAATGTTTAGGGGCCTTTGGTATCTTTGCAATCTCACTCTTTGCATTTCGCGTATCAAAAACAACTTTTCCATTCCTTTTCCCAACACATTTACAGACATCCTTCAGCTCTATTATCTCTCCTCCGATTTGTTTTGCTCTATCAGCCGTTACAAACTTGATATCGAACCTTACCGGATTATTATTTCTATCCAGCTTGTCCATTATTTCAAGAACCTGGCCGAGTCGAATCATACTACAATAATACTTTGCACCTCATTTTAAATAAAGGACAGAATATTTACACTTGTTTTTTTAGATAAGATTGAAAAGAAAGTCTATTACATATATCCTTTTCAACTAAATCATATTAAAACCTGATTTTTTCAATTTTGACAGAATTTTTTTTATAAAATCCTCATTTTTTGATTTTTGACCTTAAAAAATTTGATTTTTTTGACTTTTTTGTGAAAATTGACCCCGCCGCGCCCTATCGCGCCGGTGAAATTGCATTGCCCGGAATCGGAATTATATGAAACGCCATCCCAGCCTGGTCATAGACCGGATATAGTCTAATCAATTGAATTAATGTTTGTTTGATTGATGATCACTTCAAGATCATCATGTTGAATGTGGGGATCTGTTCATTCAATAGTATCGGACTATAAATCCAATAATAAAGGTTGTCAACGGCATCACTGAGGTCGGTTGCCTTCCATCTTGGTTGATCAATCTTTCGTTCAGATGATTTGTCTTTCTTGAATTCACTTGGTAGTATCGGTGCATTATCCATAGAGACAAATGACTCCATTGCATTGTTCATATTGATTGCAAATGCTGGTACTTCTGGGAAATTACCAGATAGAAACTTAGACCAGAACTGGAACTTATCCATGTGAGATGCCTCAAACAATTGTGCACGATTATAGACGGTCCATCCTGCCTTTTGCAATAGAGTCGTCACATCATCAAAGTAGGTTTGTCTTGAAGATGCATCATTCTTCCGGGTTCCATCAGATCCACCATATAGATATACTGTCTTATCCCGATGATACTGATAATAATCTATGAACTTCTTTACAAGTATAGGCAGGATCTCATTCTCAACATAGAAGTTCTTAATGATTGGAAATCTGTTCACAGATTTGTGATGCTGTCCAATGATGCAACAATTTTGAGTTGATCCAAAGTCAAAAGAAAGATAGAGTGGTTCATCCTTTAAATCATCTTTGTCTCCTCTGCAATCCATTAGAGGAGTTGTTTTGGGATTTATCTTTTGTTGATCATAGAATGAATAATCATAAGAATCATAATAACAGTGTCGTTGAGAAGAAAGTTCAGGATAAAAGCCACTTATATTTCCTCTCCTTCTTTGATTCTCAATCTCAATATCATAGACAATTTTTGGAAGATTTCTTTTTTCATTCCGCAACCATTTCTCTCCCAATATCTTGATATTTTCTTTGGCACTTGCTTCCATAAACATATAATCTTCTGGATATTCAATTGCCATCTTCTCAATATCAAAAACCCAGTCACCATCCTTTGTCAATGGTTGGGATCCCATGAATAATTCGAAACTATGTATTTTGATCTTTCCAAAATGCTCCCGATTACCCCGTATGGCGGGACGTAAATCAGAATCTATTGCCGTTTTTTTAAGTTTTGTCACCTCATCAAGCATCATACCATCATAACTTCCACTTCTGATCATCTCCGGCCGGTCAAAGGATCCGAATTCAATGGTGAATCCATTAAAAAAATGAATACAATGTGAATAATCTAATGGCGGTTGATATGCCTGGTCCCAGTTCCATCTTTTTGGAGCCCGGGTACCAATGAAATAATGGATATTCTGATATAATCCCCTCCGTTCCCAATGTGCAATTATCGGACCCATGGATTTATTCTTAATGTGAAAATATGTCAATCCACCAAAAAGAACTTTTCCTCTGGGCATATAAGTCATTGCCTTGATAATTTCATCCGCAAATATTGTAGTCTTTCCAGTTCCACGACCCCAAATGCACATTTTATAAGGTTTGGAAGAAAGTTTGACTGCTAATTGCGGGAAATTGTAATATGGTGCCGGTTTAATTTCCATCGGGTATTATTTCAGCATCAGAAATATTCATCATATCAAGGTAATCTTTGATCGGCGATTTATCAATAAGCCCTTGGATTTTATTTTGAAGTTCAAGTACCTGTTCTTGTGCCTTCTTGTCAATTTGTTTGAAGAAGGGAGAATTGATAAATTGAATAGTAATTGAAAGCATCTGCATCGGTGGTTGAATTTTTGATGGATCTGGAAGATCGATATCTTCCCGGTCCACACCGGTTATTTTGATCAAGTTTGCAACGGCACGGTTCATTTGATCTATGTCAGATTTTGAAGCTGCCAATTGGTAATTTTTCATTGCCAATTCATAAAGAATATATCTCGATGCCTCTTTTTTGGTTTTTATTACATCTCCGAAAAGTTCAAGTGCAGATCTGATATCTCTGTATGCCTGTCTCGGAGTATAATTGAATTGGCTGATCAATCTATCCTTTGCCTGTTCATTAGAATGATATTTACAAAGAAGGGTAAATGCCGACTCCAACCTTATTCTTATTTCATCTTCTTTTTGACTTAATTTTATATTATCATCAATAAAATATTGACGAATCTTTTCTAAAGTATTATTAAAGCCTTCTGATGATAATAATAGATCCTTATTGGACATCGGTTTTCCTTTCTATTTTTATCTCCGGATCCAGCTTTTTCATTCTGTCAATTATCATTTGGCAATATTTAGGATCTATTTCGATCATGAAACAATTTCTGTTCAATTGATGTGATGCAACCATTGAAGTACCTGATCCTCCAAATGGATCATAAATAGATTCTCCTTTTTTGGTATTATTTATGATTGGTCTTGCCATGGCTTCAATTGGCTTTTGAGTACCATGTGAAGTCATTGTATCTTCATGAGAATTAAAAACATTTAATCCCCTGATTTCCCAAGTTGTACTTTGATTCCGGCCACCATACCAATTGCTGTTTTTACCTTTTCTTACGGCATAAAGACAAGGTTCATGTTGCCAATGATAATCTCCGCGGGAAAGCACAAATGTTGATTTTACCCAAATAATCTGACTTCTGATATCGAATCCGCAATCAGAAATATCCTTCATTATGATATCCTGAAAACGTGATGCATGCCAGATATACATGATATCTCCCGGAAATAATGAATAGGCATCTACCCATGTTGGAATATCATCATTATTTACCGCTCCATTTCGTTTACCATGGACGGCATTAATCTTATCCCTCCAGGTAGGATCATAATTTACAGCATAGGGAGGATCTGTAACCATCAGAATCGGTTGTATATCCTTTAGCAATTTTTGAACAGTATTAGATAAAGTACTATCTCCGCAAATTAACCTGTGGGTTAATCCTTTTGAGGTCAATTCAAATAAATCTCCTGGTTGGATATCAGTTTGAATTGAATTTACATCAGGTAATTCTTCATCTTCATTTATCTCCGGAATTTCAACATATTTTAAGGAACTTGGAAGATCCGCAACATTCAAGCCAAGTCCTTTAAGATCAATATCATCAAAAATGTCATTTAACATCTCCACATCCCATAATCCAACCTGAATATTTGATGTGATATTATATTCTTTAAGTTCAGTTTCTGTTAACATTCTGTTCGGGATCCTGATATCGATCATTTCTTCACCTCGACCCAAAAGTTTAAGAACAGTAATTCTTTGATGCCCGGCAATGATCATATTATCCAGATTAATTGCCGGGATCTCCACCAGGTTAAACTTTTCAAGCGATCGCTGAAGCTGCTCCCGTTTTTTATCCGTTAAAACTCTTGGATTAAAAGCAAATGGAACGAGATCTTCCACTTTGCGTTTTTCAGTATGCCATTCTAATATATTTTCATTCATTTCTTTAGTGCTTTTTCAATTTCTTCAAGTTCAAGTTTGTATTTTTCAAGTATCTCAAGATTTTTGGCTCTCATTTCTGGAGTCTTTGCCTTTTCAGATAACCGGGAATATTTACTGATATAGGTTCGAATGGTTAACCTGCGGGAAATCAAATCACCTTTATCCATTTCTTCGATATTCCTTTTAATAGGTTCCGGACGAATAGGTTTCGATGGTAAAACCCCATGTTTATCATAATGACCAAGCCTTTCATAAGCATCCGATATTGAATCTGATATTTCCAGGATTCTTAATGCATTGGTCAATCTCTGATCATTGGTAGGTATATATTCCAATGTGGCATGGAGATTATCACGCTCTTTTAGCATCATTTTTATTTCTTCAAAGAGCACTTTAGCATCTTCCTGGAGTGGCCGGTGAATATTAGCCTCAAATTTCGGTTCAATTACAGATTTTATTATTTTAGGCTCTATAATCTTTGCAATTATCGGTTTTCCTATTATTGGCTTCGGAAGTGAATGAATCTCAGGGGTATTTATCAGTTTCTTAAGTTCGTATTCCAATATTTCTTTATTCCTGGTAGAAGCTGATCCACGCCGGAGCATCATTTTTTGATTTGGACTACTACCATATTTTTCATACAAGGTCACCCCGGCATTATATTCCATCCCTGAATCAAACCAATGTTTTATTTCTTCAATCATTTAATGACTTTTTTTGCTTGTTCAAAAATTCATACCACTCCGGAGCTTTCCGATTTGGCGCAAATGAAAAACTTTTTTGATGTACCCGGTATTTCATCAATACCTGTTGATGATTATAAATGGTGTATCCTGCTTTGAGAAATTTTATCCATAAGGCAAAATCCTCAGCTAATGTTGGAGGGATATTCCCATATCCACCAAGTTTCAAAATAGTATCACGCCGGTACGCAATGCCAGGATGATTAACAAACCAATATTCTGCTGCTTCACTGGCTGCATATTCTTTTGTCACTTCA